ACCGTTTGATGCCGGCGACGGTCGGACGCCCACTCTTTGTGAGGTGATCTGGCTCGGTGTTGGCTTCACCGGTAGCAACCAAGATGCACTTCAGGAGGGCCGCGTAGTCGGCTGCCACGTTCTTCGGCAGTCGGTTTCGCGTCACGTACCCTTTGACAAGGGGCACCTGGAGATCATCATCCCATCCAGTGTCAACTTCCACTAGAAAGGCGGACTCTCTCCCCAACAAGGACGATTCCTCAGAGACGTACGGATAGAACCCGTTAAGGGTCTTCTCCAGCACTTCGTCTAAGGCGCCCGCGGTTCTCCACATACCAGCGTTATAGAACTGGTTACGTGTACTTACCGTGGAAACCACCTGTGTTGCAAAGGTGGCGTCGTCGTCCTTCTTCAGAGCCTGTCGCGCCGGGAGCTCACTTCGGTACCTGACGATGGAAACGTCATATCCGTTGTAAAACTCCCGTCCACAAGACTCCCTGAACTTACCAGTCCAGAAACTCTTGTGTCGGTTCACCTTGAAGCCATAGGCCTCGAGGCTCCGAACGACAGTAACTGCCGAGCCATTGGGAACAATGATATCATCCCCATAGACTCTAACCCTATCCTTGAGCTCCTTACAGAGCTTGGGGGTCAGGGGCCTGCCTTCCGCTTCAGCAATCCCCAACATGGCGATGACAAGAAACACCATCGCTTCAATCGGGAACGTCAGGGCGGAGCCCATAGACGCGAACTTGACCAGGGAAACAATCCCCCGGTCAGGAACGTCAGCTCGCAGAGATCGTGTCACTTGGATAGCCTCAGAAAACCAAGGCCAGTCCTCGAACATTGCTTCTACGAGCCAGTTCGGAACCCTATCAGATGCCTCGCTAAGATCTAGCGTGGCAAGGGTCTGATCTTCAGATCCGATCCGTGCCAAGTCCTGGTTAGGGACCTGGTCGGTGAATCCTAGGAACCATGAGGCATAATTATCCCTTCCCTTGATCAGGGTTGGGGCCTCAAGAAGTTCCACGAGGGGCATCGCTATGGCTTGCTGCATAAACTGCATGCAGGTCGGCTCTTTCGCGATAATCCTCGGGGTCAGAACCGTCTTTGGTACAAGAACGACCTTCACAGGTCGTTCCTTCCCAGGGGAGCGGAACTTAACCATCGGAACTACCTCTTGGTGGTATCGGTGATTCGGAATCGCATATTCCCCGAAGGGAAACAGTCCTTCCATCCTCTCCGTCCACTCGAGCTGATGAAACTTGGCGTTGCCAAGCAACTTGTCAGCAGTAGAACCGGGGCCGTGCCTTGGTACGACCTCGCCATCGTGGACTAAAGATTCCATTCGGCAAAGTACGTCTCCGAAGAGGACACGCACCGCTTTCTTGAGCGGCTCCACACGCTGAACCCAGAAGTTCGGTTCAGCGCACAAAGCCTCCAGAGTGGCGGTGATTTCCGACTCGGTACGCAAGTACGCGTCGAGCGCTGCATTATTCTGTTCAACGGTGCATTCCAACCGCACCTTGCCGAACGACAGCGTGAGCTGCCGAATGGCGTGAACAGCGTCTGCCACCTCCTCCTCGTCAAACGAGGAGTCCTTGCGCAGGCGACCCGTGAACGGGTCAAACACACGGCCAAGGAACTCACCCAGAAATTTGGGGGTTCCGGATGCTGGGTCCGCAACGTAGTCGCTAATGAACAGCTCGTGCACACGAAGTGCATCAAACGAGTTCTTCACGAAGCCGCGGAACAGCGATCTTGTGGCGAAACCTTGGGCCAGGGCTTTCTCAAAGTCCTTACCAAAGGCAACCAGAGTGACAAGAAAGAATGCGTCACCCTCGTGTGTCACACGTTGCGCAGCCGTTTCATAGCTGCGCGCGGTGTCAACAGAGCATCGCATGCCCAGATCTTGGAGCATGCAGTTCCAGAGTTCTAGTCGGCTTTTCATCCGTCCTCCTGAAATACGGGGGTAGCGGAATCCCAAGTCACAAGTCCTCCGAGCCAAGCCGGGGGGGCTAACAAACGCCCCCCCGGTAGACCATGTTACGACTCGCCACCAACAACCTTGGTGATGTTGCCGGTGGTGGCCAGCCAGTCCTTGAGCGCCTTGAGGTTGTTCTCAACCTCAGTGTTGCTAAAGCCCACCTTCGGGTGGTCAATGACAACGTAGGTGCTCATCGTGTACTGGCGGCTCACGCCATCGAGCAGCGGGTCAGCTGCCGTCTTGACGAAGTCGAGGCGCACCGTGCGCCGGTTGCGGTTACGCAGATCATGCGCAACCTTGAGAGACAAGCTCCCATCCGGAGACTGGAATGTCCCGGAGCGGTCGGCGAAGCCAACGCGAGGCAAGTTGCTCGCGACGGCGTTCACGGTGACGGTCTGAGGTTCGGTAAACATGTGACATGAACTCCTGTGTAATAAGTCCGCGTTACTTAGATTTCGCGCGGACGGTGGACCCAGCTGAAGATTGGCTGGGACATGATGGTTCACCTTAGGGCAAAGCCCAAGGCGGCTAGAATCGCCGTCTGTCGTCCCGTAAGGGATGTCGGATCGACGCCAAAGCCGAAAGGGTTCGCGCCACTTCGCTGTTGCGTCGTGGCCACGATCTCCGCCGTGGTCTTCAGAGGCTGCCATACACCATCAAGGCATACAACATTCTCCAAGGTCACTCTGTGAACGATTGTCTGTTCACACATGAGGTAACCGTACTTCATGACAAGACCGTCCTGGGCAAACGCGTCGATGTTACTCGCGACGTCGCCCATGTTGGACTGCCAATCCGCCAACCAGGAAAAGGGGATGAG